GCAGCACGATTGATTCCTCTTGATCTCTTGTATGCCTTATCTAACTTTTTATCTCTCTTCTTATCTTTTCCCGCCATACCTGCAATACCAGCATCAACTCCTGTCTTAACTGCGTCAGATGATGCTTTAGTAACGTAACTATGTAATGTTGTTGTGTCTAATTCATTTACAACTTCCTCTCTAACCGCATATGCACCTTTGTATTTATTACTGGCGACTTTATATTTTCTAGGGAACTTGCTTGACCCTGCACTGCGTCGCTCGGATTGAACATCACTACTTGCATCACTAGAGATTTTCTTGCTAATTTCAGGTCCTAGTTTTTTCTCTGCTCTTTTTAATCCTTTGTCTCTTGCTTTTGCATACTTACCCATATCGCCACCGTGAACATAACCTTTATCAAACTTTGCACGATAGAGATAGTTAGCAGTAGTTTTATTTGACAACTCATTTATTTGTTCGACTTCTTCATTTTTGCTTGCTTTCTTTGCTAGTTTATCTGCTGCTGTCATCACACCATCCATTCTCTTCATTTTCTTTCCATACTTAGGTCCTGAATCTGAATCAGGATCTGATGCTCTTTTAGCAACATCCTTAGTTCCCTGTATGATGTAATTCCTTAAAGTCTTTGAACTAACTTCATTCACAACTTCAACTTCTTCTTTTTTCATTTTTCTAGCAACTGCTTGTTTCTCTTTTAATCTCAACATTGCTTCTTCTCTTGCTTTTTTCATTCTTACAGCACTACTAATACCAACTTCTTCATCCACTGGTTCTTCAGCACCTTTTTTAACTTTCTTTGCAGCTCTAATTGAACCTTTAGCAACACTTCCAGCACCACTAATAGCACCACCAACTAATTTACCTGCACCAGCAAGAACTCCACCAGCGATCCCACCTGCAGCAGCAAGTGCTGGTGCAATTATTGCCTCATCTACTTTCATTTCTTCTTTCATACCTTTGGTCTTTACACCACGTTTTTCTTTATGTGCCTTTCGTCTTGCGTCTATCGCAGCACCTCTTTCATCAGGACTAGCAGCATTACCACCTTTACCTGTCGCTCTTACATTTCTGATAGATGCTTTACCGTAGTTAGAACGATGTTGTTCTTCTGATTGTCTGTGACCTTGATTTGTTTTTTGTCTTTCAAGGATTACTTCTTCTTTTTTCATTGCTTGTTTACGAATTGTGGCGAAGTAAACTTTCTTTCCTTCTTCCTTACCATACTGTGCTTGCATATTCTTTTTCATATCAGAGTCATCATACTTTTTTTTAAGCATTGTGTCTTTCCTCTTTTCAGCTGAAGTCATTGTTCTTTCGAGTATTTGTGACATTACATCCCTCTATCTGCCATGAACTTTTTAAATGCAGGAGAGTTAATACCTCTTTCTGGATCTCTCATTCTAGCAGCTTTAGATCTCTCTCTGTATGGTTTATCTTTTTCAAGTTTTTTATCATAACCTTTACTATCGTGATATTTTTCAGGATTATGACTGTACTCTCTTGACTCATCAAATAGAGTCCAAAGTTGACTTTGATATATTTCTTCAATAATTTCTGGTTTGAAATTAGTCATAATCTTTTGTGCTTCATCCCAATCTTTTGCAAAATTTTCATCTATCAAATATGCAATCACTGCATCAAACTTATCAATCTTTTCATTATCTTGAGTAAGTTGCTCAAGAACTGATTCTTTATAGTTTTTTAGAGCATAAGTACCTTTAGGTTTTTTAACTGTTCTTCCAAGAACTTCCTTTTCTGCTACTTTATCTACTGCTCTATCTACACCTTGCTTTCGTTTTGCTACTTCTGTTTTAGACCTCAGTGATTTACCTGCTTTCTGTGCTTTTGGAATATAACTTTTTAATGTATCAGTGCTTAACTCATCAATCTGTTCTACCTCTTCCTTTCTAATCTCATCTTCATGAGGAATTGTATTACCATCTTTGTCTTTTTGGTGGTGCTCTTTCATATGTGGAGCAGCCTTATATAATGGTTCTCCAGTTTTTACATTCTTTTTACCTGCTTTGTAACCTTGATACGCAGGAGTATTTCCTTTTTTATCTGCGTTTGTCACTGTGTACGCTTCTTTCTTCATTGCCTTGGCAATTGTCTTACGACGATTCATAAGATAAGAATCTGTACTATCTTTCTTACCATCATTATTGACATCTCCATCTTCCTTACCAACTGGGTCTAACTTTTTTTCTCGTATAGACTGATATGCTTCAGCAATTGATTTAAGATCCATTTTTCCAAGACACTTTTTTAATATTTATGCAATTGCTTTTTCTCCATCCTTAACTAATTTCTTAAAAGTACTAGTAGTAGTAGCAAAAAATTGTGGCATTGCAGTGAATGATCCTTTATATCTCAATTCAATATCCAATATATCGTATTTACCTTTAAATAAAGTAAAAAATACTTTTGCTGCCTTTCTTTGGAAAGTTTTTTCGGAATCCAAAACTAAAGTAACTGGCATTTTTGCTAACATTGCCATAGCTACAATACTACTATAAAGATTTACGGAGGTTGCTCTACCTATACTTGGTTTTAAATCGTTATTGACTGTCCCCACACCCTCTATTGTAAAAAATGCAAATTCACTGGTTTTCCATGTATCCAATTCATCCAATAATTTTAACTTAAGAACCTTATTTAAAAGTGAATCCGCAATAGTGTTTTTTACTTCTGGATCATTCATAACATCAAGAAATCCTTGATATAATCCACTTATAGATTTGTTTTTACTTTGTAATTTTTCATTCACAAATTTTCTAAATGCTTCCTTTCTTGAGGTTCCTATATTATTATTAACTCCTTTTGAAAATTCTTCTACACCTTTTAAATTAATAAGTGGAATTTTTTCTACTTTTCCATTACTTTTTATTCTATCTACTTTTAAATCCCATATCTTTTTTATATTCGATTTACTATTAAGTTTTATTTTAGATACTCCTACTTCATCTGATATATCTGATAAAGGATTACCAGGCATACATCCATCTACAATTACGTTTGCAAAAAATTCTCTCCTAACATCGTCAATTTTATCTCTTAATCTTTTTAAATCCTTTCCTTCAATAAATGTTCCGAAGGAGTTGTTAATTAATGTAGGAGAAGGAGCATTTTCTTTTGGTTTTTTCTTTAATGAAACCCCGACAAATTCATTTCCATATCTCAAAATTATATCAGATGAATTATATTCTTTCATACCAAATGCCTTTACCTGAAATTGTTCCACATCAGGATGCCATTGATTTCCAGTTAAATATATTGCTTGAGGTGTAGATGGTCTTAAATTTCTAGTTCCAAGAACAGCAGATATCCCAACTGCTAAATCAGAATACAATTGTCTTGTTGGTTCTTTCACTGATATTGCAGATAACATTCCTCTTTTAGTATTATTTCCTGCTCCGTCTTTTATAAAATCACTACTAAAATTATCAACAGTTGTTTGATATAAACTTAAAAAAGTTTCAGAATTAGTTTTTGCCTTTACAAGAGTGTCACTATCTACTAAAGATAGACCAGCATAAAATGCTTCTGACAGTTCGTATGCCATTTTACCTATTTAAAAAATAATGCTCGATGATCTCAATCTTTTCATGTGCTTGGGCAATAGCATTAATCTCTCCGTCTATTGTTCCCATAACATCCGAATGTTCTCCAATACCAACAGGTTGATTAAGATAAATTTCAACATTCTGTGAGTGTTTGGCAATCAAACCATTATAGTATGCAATTTGATTCTTAAGAATATTCTCTCGTAGATTGATCATAGTTTTGATACGTCTCATTTTATTTAGTGTGGATGTCTTGGTTGATGGGACTTCATTCCATCATGATTACCATCATTCGGTAATTTTCCAGTCATAAGATACTCAATTGTATCTTTACATCCTTTAAGATACTGGAGTTGTTCATTTATCTTATCATATTCTGCTGTTGTTTGTGCTTCTTTTGATTTTATTTGTTTTATTCTTTTTGTAAATCTTTCTAAAAGTTGTTCATAAGTTTCAGTAGATTTCATAAGTCTCCTTCTTTTCTATTTTCCGAATAGTGAACATCAAACTCACCACCAGGATATCTTTTCTTTAATTTATTCACGTTCTTTTCTACAACTTCATCTAATGATACATCTAATGCCATACAAGCTTGCATCACGTACCACATAACGTCACCCAACTCAATAGTAAGATGCTCTCGATTATGCTCGTCCCAAGGTTTACCTTGAAATACCATTTTCTTAACGATCTCCATAAACTCACCACCTTCAGCACTAATGCCAACAGCAGCAGTAAGAAGCCGCTCAATATTGGCACCCTTTCCATTAAGGGAACTAACACTTTCAATAAAGCATTGATAATCTTTACTGGGATGGGATGTGACACCATCCACGAAATTAGCGTATTTAGAAAAGTCAACTTGTTTTGTCATCAGAATTTTTTTTGTATATAAAGAATAATAAGACCAGGAATTATAATAAAAAACTGTGGAAGAAAGTTTAATATAATTGCACGTTCTCCCATTTTGATTCCAACATAAACCCAACCTGCAGCACCTATCATTTGTAAGATACTATTCCAAGGTGTCCAACCCATAACGTGAAAGACCATAGCAAAAAGTATAACTACAGCACTAAACCATTTAACTCTTTTTACTATCAAAATTTAAAATCACCAAATGATTTCTTTGGTTTTTTCACTTCATCAGTATACTCTTCTTCCTGTCCACTGTCAACTATATCATGTTGTGCTGATTGATCACAGTCATATAGTCTCATTTTAGAACGATCAACACCGATTACAAATCTCTTATTAAGAGTAGGATCATTATATCGATTCTTTAATTGTTTGACCATTATCTGCCCCAAGTCTTCCAACTCCTCCGTACTAATAAGAGCAAACATAAGATCAGCAGTGGCAGGTAAACCGAAGGACTCACTTGTGTCAGTAAGATCGACATCACTACTACCAAAGCCAGAACGAGTCGTCTGAGTAGCGGAGACGATAGGTACATTAGTCTCAACTGCAAGACCACGGAGTTCTTCCGCAATCGCCTTAATAAACGAGTAAGAATTAACATTGCTTCCTGCCCTGTAACGTGAAGACGCACATATATTTAAGTAATCTACAAATATTATATCAGGTCTAAATGATTTTTTCAATGCTAATTCATTCAATAAATTTTTAAAATGTCCTGAATGTGCTGCTGCTGTTGGATACTCTTTAATAATTAATGTGCCTTGTGTTTTCTTTGCGATATTAGTTACTTTACTTTCAAACATTTTTTCTGGCAAATCAATCAATTGTTTAATATCTACATTTAAAAGATTAGCATCAATTCTTTCAGCAATTTTTTCCTCAGCCATCTCAAGCGTGATGTATAATACGTTCTTCCCTTGGAGTAACACACTGCTTGCGACATGACACATAAACAAAGACTTACCAACACCAGTGCCAGCGAGAGCAATATTGAGTGTTTTATTTGGAATCCCACCCTTTGTAATTTTGTTGAAAAATTCGAGGTCGAATTCAATCTTATCTTCTTTTTTGTGATATAACTCATATCTTTCTTCGTAGTCCTCTAAGTAATCGTGTCCTATATGATTATCGAAAGAAACAGCCAGAGCATCAGAGAGAATAGTAGGAATAGCATCCCTTCCTTTAGCGTCATCTTGTCCATCTGCTAACGCAATAGATTCCATTAATGCTAAGTATATAGCACGATCACGACACCACTTCTCAGTGGTATCCATCAACCATTGATAATCAATTGGTGTATTTGTTAGAAAACCAGTAAGTTCACGAACTTCTTTAACTTCAGTTTCAGTTAGATCAACACGATTATCAACTTCAATATTTAAAGCTTCAATTGTAATCGCAGAACCATACTTAACAATAAACTCTGAAATCTGTTCAAAGATAACTCTTTCAGATTTATTTTCATAGTAATCGGGTTTGATAAAAGGAATAACTTTACGAGAATATTCTTCATTGTATATTAAATTTTGAAGGATAGTTGTTTCAATCCGTTCCATAAGAAAACTGCTTTTGAGCAATAGAGTCGAGTTTTTTCATTATATCATCTGTAAAGTATTGTGTGGGATTCTTTAATATTTCTTTAGCATATATTTTTTTACCATTCATTTCATATCGACCTGCAACATTCTTCCACATACCACCAAGTTCTCCTAACTCAAGAAGACCATAGTATCTGTCAAGTCCTCTCTCATCATAGTAAAGTCTTATTTCGACTTGTTGGTTTTCTTTGGAGAGTCTTGATTTAGCCGTCTTAGCTTTAATAATGTTTCCAACAACCTCTGTCTTATCCTTTTCCTTTTTTTTGCTGAGATAAATGATCGTAGACGCGGCATACTTGAGGCCACTGCCTCCTCCCATTTCTTTAGTTGGGACATAAGATCCGATGACATCATAGGTATGGTTTGTTACTATAAGTGGAATATTTGCTTGACCAAGTTTAAGTGTAAGCATACGGAATGCACCCTTGACAAGTTGTGATTTGGTCATGTCACGAACCTGTTTGTCATCTAATGCGTCTCTTATCTCCTTCTCCGTTGACAACATACCAAGAGAATCCAATACAAACATACAAGGTTTGCGATCTGCTTCATTTGTCTTAAGGTATATATCAACAGCACGAAGTGCCTTACTACGAAACTCTTCAATAGTAACTACATTTACAACAACCAACCGTGTCGTATCAATTCCACGAGACTCCAGTAATCCTTTATTGACGGCTGCTTCAGTGTCAAAATAGAGACAATACCCATCAGGGTTAGTGTCCAAAAAGTTTTTGACAACAGCAAGCGAAAAATAAGTTTTACCAGTACTCGACTCACCAGCAATGGCAGTAATACGATTGCTGCTAACCCCGCCAAAAATAGACCCACTAATGAGTCCATTAAA